CCCGTATCAACAAATCGCATTAGTAATTTTACAAATTTTATTACAGAGCGAGCGGTCTCTATAAACCGTTCATTATATAAGCCCCAGTCTGGTGCACTGGGTACTATTCAAGAAGAAGGTGTTGCAAACCTTACGGCACAAATTACCAACTTTGAGGAGCAGGATGCTGGTTGGACCACATCTATTGGCGCAGGTTGGGATTCTACAATGAATTTGAGTAGCACTTCTGATGCTTCTCTTGGTTCATTTTTAGGAAGACCCACCCGTATCAAAGAATATCAATGGTCCGTTGGTCAACCTTTCTTTGAGCGCTTTAATCCATGGGAACTATTTCTCAATGATCCACGTGTAGCCGAAAAAATCGCTAATTTTGAACTTTACAGAAGCCAATTACACGTTAAGATTATTATTTCTGGGACTGGTTTTCATTACGGTAGGAGCTTGGTTTCCTATAATCCGTATAATGGATATGATGATCTAACGGTTGAACGCAATTTCTTAACGGTTGACTTAATCGGTGCATCACAAAAGCCACATTTTTTCCTGAACCCAACAAATAACTCAGGAGGTCAATTAGATTTACCGTTCTTTTGGCCAAAAAATTATATATCTCTTAGTGAAACTGATAGGAGTGACATGGGTGAAATGACTATTAAGTCAATGCAACCTTTGCAACACTCTAATGGAGGAGATGATCCCGTAACTATCACTGTATATGCTTGGGCGTCTAACGTTGTTCTAACTATGCCAACGTCACAGACTACCCTTACTGCGGCTAATTATACGCCGCAAGCAGGTATGATGAATTCGGGAGATGAATACGGAAAGGGCATTGTGTCCGGTCCCGCTTCAGCAGTAGCACACGCCGCTGGACAACTTAAAAATATTCCAGCAATCGCTCCCTATGCGCGTGCAACGGAGATGGTAGCTAAAGGCGTTGGGTCCTTAGCTACCCATTGGGGTTATTCTCGGCCCCCAATAGTCACAGACATTATACAGCAAAAGCCTACACCCACGGGTAATATGTCCAATACGGATGCTGCTGATGCTGTTATGAAATTGTCTTTAGACTCAAAACAAGAACTTACAATTGATTCAAGAACCGTTGGTTTAGACGGAGAAGATCAAATGGATATTTCTCGATTTTGTCAGAGAGAGTCCTATTTGACACAGTTCACGATGAATACCTCGCAGGTCCCAGATGCTTTGTTATGGAACACCCGCGTCACACCCTTATTGTTCGGGGTTAATAATAATGAAATTCATCCGACACCAATGGCTTATATGTCAACGGTGTTTGAAAAATGGCAAGGTTCTATTAAATATAGATTCCAGGTCGTTAAATCAAATTTTCACAAAGGAAAGATCTTGCTAAGATGGGATCCGAGAGCTAATGATACTAATATTCAATATAATACTGTTTACAGTAGGGTAATTGATCTCGCTGAATGTGATGATTTTGAAATATGTGTGGGATGGGGTCAAGCAGCCCCATTTTTGACTTGTGGTAATATGAACCCTTCAGAAACGTTTTATAGTAGTTCTAGTAGACTGCTTAATAACACAAATGGACAATACAACGGGGTACTAGAAGTTGCTGTCGTGAACAGCCTCGTATCCCCATCTACTGATTCACCAATTCAATTCAATGTTTTTGTTTCGGCATGTGACGATTTGAAATTTGGAGAGGTGTCTATTGATAAGATGAAACAATATGGCCTTTGGGCCATACCACAACCACCTTCGCAGTATGTTCCTCAATCAGGTATTGTTGACGGAGCAGCAATTGCTGGAACTTCTGAAGGAGCCACAGATGCTCCAACCAACCCTGATCCGATTGCTCCCATCGCGAAAACCTCCGCAGTGATGGATCAGACTTTAAATGTCTTCTTTGGTGAAGCTCCCAAGTCAATTAGGGAGCTTAATCGGAGATACGTCTTGCATCGCACAGACGTACGATCTTCATCTACAACTTTTAACACAAAGTTATTGAAAATTAGAGACAAAGGCCTTGGTTTATGGCCTGGATGGGACCCGGAGGGGGTCGACACGGAAGATGGCAATCCGTGTAATATTACCATTCCAACATTTGCCCAATGGTTTACTCCTTGCTATGCAGGATGGCGGGGAAGTACTCGAACAAAGTACTTATTTAGTGGTAACACTGATTCTAATCCTATTGTTTCTCGTATTGGTTACACGAGTGATCCACGTTATGTGGAATCTAGTTCTGCACTTGCAGATCCGCTAAGTGCTACTAAGAGGTTGACATATGCAAATGGCAATCTTACGGCTGGCGGATCAGCCACAACAAATATCGGAATCAACGACACAATTGAAGTTGAAATACCATATTACAATGGTTCACGTTTTTCACCCGCAAGGATGCCTAGTGCATCATTTGCAAATGGGTGTCATTCAGCTCAAGTTGATACCATTTTGTACAATCCAAATTTGGCATCTCCTGAATTGCCAGCTACGCAAGCAATCATTAGATCATGGAAATCTGTAGGAGAAGATTTTACTCTTTTCTTTTTTACAGGTTGTCCAATCATTTATCGCGATGAGATCGTGATTTTGCCGTAGAAAATAACCCAGCTCATGGGTTAAAAAATATAAATGAGCTTATGAAGGGGCGCCTTTTATTTATACGCAAATAACCCTGCTCTTGGGTTTTTAAATATTAATGAGCGACCAGTCA